GGATAGCCTGCTGTAATGATGTCAATTGGCTCGACATTTGCCCAATCAATTATTTTGAGATTGCCTAAGTTTGGTTTGTTTATTCTTGCTTTGATAAGTTGGCTTGCAGGTTCGTCTATCTCTGATACCCATACAGTTTCAGCACCAAAATAGGCTTCAACTGCCATATCCAAACCACCATATCCGGTGCAAAGTGAGCCAATTTTCAAGCCTGAACCTGCGGTTTCATCATGATCCCAATAACCCCGCATGAGGTACATTCCACGCACACCAGATTAGGCGGCATGTTGTTAGCAACAATGCGCTCAATGTGTGGGCATGTAACTTTACACAATCGGCAAGTGTATTTGTAATATATTGGCTCAGTCATTTTATGTATGCCTGCAATCTGCATTTGAAGCAAAACCACATAATGACTTGCCCAGTGTGGTCTTTGATGTCTTGCCCGTTCTTACTTGGCGCGTATTGCTCGCACCTATCGCACATTGTTGTAACCCCTGCCGATACTGTGCCATCGCGTTCAAATGTGATTTCATTGCCTTTGTTATCACTTATAGACATTTCACCCATGTTTAGCCACCTTTTTACGCCATTGGCCATTCGGCCCCAACTCCCACCAGTCAGCAGGGCATTGCTCAGCTTTGTCAGGGCTGATGCAAACAAACCCATAATAATCTTTGCCTGTTTTCTCGGACATACCTTTGCGCAGCTGCATCGCACCATGCTTGCACTGCGGCTCTGGATCAACAGGATTTGACTCACGCGCAGCAGCCATGCGGCCTATCTGATAAGGCGTATAGCCCTCATCAGTTAAGGTTTCGCGGTTTTGTACGCGCTCGACCTTTGCCATTTCCTCACGCGATGGGCCATTTTTATCTGTGCCAATACCAGCGTTTTTGCAAGCAATTCCAATTGATGAAGTTTCGCAATTCTCTAGTGGGAAGTCACGATTGACACCCCTATCAGCTGCAACCTCTCTGGCATGGCCAGTGCTAAATGGCACAGTATCGGTGACATTTCGATATAATTCGCAGCGCATAACAAACACATTTGCATCACTTGGTAATGCCATAGTGCGCACCGCACCCTCTGGGTACTTCTCCCAGAATAGTTTTATGCGTTCAGCAACAGTGGTGTAATCAGCTAAATTGAAACTCATAGCAGCACCATGTTTCGAGTCCAAACAATTGACCTGTTGCCAGCGCGTGTTTTGCGTGTTTCATGAGTGGGAAGCAATTGCCCCATGGCTACTAGCTCGCTGCGGCGGCTGCGAATAGATGAATCTGTTGCAGGCCAGATATTGCCCCAAGTACAAGCATAAACCTTGATTAGTTCCTCATCGGTCATTGCCATCTCCACATCAAAACATTGCAATAAACGGTACTGCAACGGTGTGACATCTGCGATGGAATCGGCTGCACTGTGTGATGTCCATGGATCAGTTGCCCGGGTGTGGGCTCTACTTGTCATGTTTGACCTCAACATTGCGTTTGCCTAAGTCATGACCAGCCCTAAACCCATCATCTAATCCGCGTTCATTGCCTACGGTGTATGCCACATAAACTGGCAAGGTCATTAAAGCAAACAGAATTAGCACCCAAATTGGCTGAGGTATTTGTGCAAGTAATTCATACATTATTTTGCACCGCGCTCTGCTGCAAATGCTTCAACATCTTTCAAATCAAAGCGATAATGGCCGCCAAAAGTAGTGCGATGTTTAAGTTTGCCCTCGCGCACTAGCTTGCGCACTGTTGAACCTGCGACCCCTAACACCCATGCTGCATCTTCGGTAGTTAGTAAGCCCTTAAAACTACGCATTGCTATCTTGCAAAGCATCTAGGTAACTAGGCAATGCGGAAAGCGTGTTAATTAAAACTGCCTGCATTAACTCAGGTTCGCCGGACTGATACGCAGCCAATAAATTCTCGCCTGCTAATTTAATCCCCTGCTCTATTCTGTAAAGTTTATTCTTTGTTTTAGGATTTTCTAAGTTGAACTGAATCCATTCCTCTTTTGTAACTACGCTTTTGTACTCATGGCAAGGTACGCAATAAGTATTTCCAGCAACTTCATTATCGCAGTAAACACACATATAGATTTCAGCTGACATTTGAGGCCCTTACTGTTATTTGGTACTACGCCATTCGGCGCATATAGCGATAATAGCGCATTATCCCTTTTGTCTGTCAATCCCTGTGCGGTGTGTCTTGCGAAATTAAATGGGCATAGATGGCATCAATCCGACTCTCTAAGCGGCAAATTCTGCCCTCTAGGTTATGACCGCCGTTGTGGTCAGGTTTTAACTCACTCAGGTAGTGCTTGACTAGCCAGCCCACACACCCCACAAACGAGCCCACAATGGCCGTTATAGCCACCAATAAACCCGCCCATGAGGTTATGGTCATTTGTTTAGCTCTGTGTGTAAGTGACTGCTACTTGTCCGCCACCTGCCATGAGGTTATAGGGCTGTAGTTCAATCCAGCCTTCTCCTACGCCGTTGAATCCGACACCATTCATTTCGCCCGACATAGAAAATAGCACTGGTTCCATCCAGCCATCATCTGCTCCACTGCCACCGCTCGACCACGCAACCGACCCTGAGCAGACTGTGCCACTCGGTGATGAAAACACCATTTGATTGGTGTTGTGTTCGATTGATCCATCAAAATCATAACCCCAGCCCTGACCGCTAGGCACTTCACCTATTGTGCCGAGTGGATTGTTGCGAATAGTTAAGTGATAACCCGAGTTATTAGTTACTTGAAAATGTACTGGGCCCATAATTATTTACTCCCTACTGGAATCTTTAAAGCTTTGAGCACCGGACCGATAAACCCGGCAATAGCGGCGTTGCTTAAAGTCTTTGGATCAGTTATACCGGACAAATACAAAGCCGCGACTGATGCAAGGCTAGCGCGCAGCCAAGACATTGCAGGCTTCTTTAATGCCTCAATTGATTTGTGCATTGGTTTTCTCCTTTTTATTTGATAGGCCCAATTTCTCAATCAATGCAGCAGCCTTTGCTTCATCGAGTGAAATCTCGAAATGCATTTCATCTTTTCTGCCTCTGTAATCTCCACCCCATCTGATGCCATACTTTTTACATAACGCTTGGATCAATGCAACTTGCACTGTTGAGAATGTGCCTGCTGATCCCAGTGGATGTTTTGTTGCATTTAGGTCAATCGCAGTACCGCTTGAATGATTGCTAAGCACTGTTTGGCTTCCCCTGATTTCGCGGTAACAGTAACCCCAATCATCATTGCCATCATCTATGGCTTCAATGTGTTCATGGAATTGCGAAGCTACGGCGACAAGTAACGGTGCAACCTTTTCCGCGCATCGTAATTTAACGCCCGAATCGGCAATGGCGTATTGCTTCACGCCAATCTCATGTGGGTCTTTAGATGCTGGCCACCCGTTTTGGCTAGTTACCAAAAGGCTCTACCTCTGGCATTATCCAACGGCAAGTAGCTTCATCAAATCCCAAATTGCCTTCTGGTTCTGGCGCAATAAACGCATCTCTGGCTTGGTCATAAGAATATCCAATGCCAGCATAATTGAATCTTATGCGGTTGTTGTATGAAGTCCGTTTACATAATTGACCTCTGAAATTACCGTACCAAGTTTCGGTATCTAAACCTTCAATCAATTGGGTTTCATCAATGCCAGTGATAACCTCGGTTACTATTCCATTTGTAATAAACGCGTAATGTGCCATTATGCCCAGCTCACATTTCCTGTGCCAGCGGTAATAGTTGTTACAATAAATCCACCACTCGCACCTGCAGTTGAACCTGTTAAACCTGCTCCGATAGTTATTGTTCGAGTGTCTGGGTATTTTAATATAACAATTCCTGAGCCGCCCGAACCTGCTCCCGAAGTACCGCCAGCACCACCACCAGCGCCTCTATTTGTAGTGCCATTTGTACCAGCACCGCTACCTGCATTACCGCCGCCGCCAGTACCGCCAGTTCCTTGCGAACCTGCATAAGAACCGCCGCCACCGCCACCAGCATAAGTTACTGAACTGCCCGAAAGACTAGAAGCACTACCAGCACCGCCGTTGCCGCCGTTGCCGCCGCCTGTGCTCCCACCATCTTGACCTACAGCACCAGCACCACCGCCGCCACCAGCGTTGTCAAAACTTGCGTTATCGGTATAACCGCGACCGCCATTATTTCCTTGCGATGGCGAAGTGCTTGGAGTGTTACCTGAGCCGCCTGTAGTTTCTTTAGATGAAGCACCACCGCCAGAGCCGCCTGAAAACCTTGTTTGTCCACCGCTTGAACCAATACCACCACCGCCGCCACCAGCAGAAGTTATAGTATCAAAAACGGCATTGCTACCTGATACGCCTCTAAAACCATCTGCGCCACCAGCCCCACCAGCCCCAACAGTTGTCGTGTAATTAACGCTTCTTGAAACCGTATAGCTTGCGGCAGTTCTATAACCGCCAGCACCACCGCCGCCGCCGTTCAAACCGCCGCCAGCACCACCGCCGCCGCCACCAGCGACAATTAGATATTCAAGGTCAAAAGTTGTGACAAGATGTCCACTTATCTGACTTGCCATAATTCCTAGAATTGGCATTAGGCAAGATCACCAATAATGGTAAATACATTGGAAGCGGTACAGATAATTGTTGCGGCAGAATAACGAGCGCGTAAAATTGGCGCACTAGCCGAAGCACCCGTTGAAGTAATTGTTACGCCACCGCCTGAAATTGTTGTAAGTCCGACTCCGATTGATTGGACATTTATTTGTTCACCTGCCGCAAAGATTGAAGCGGGAATAGTAATTACTACGGCAGAAGCGTTTGAACTGGTAACCAGTTTTCCTGAATCAGCTGCTACGAGAGTGTATGTCGTTCCTGTTTGAGCATTAAAGGCTAGGTTAATTTTTGGCGCTGTAAGAGTTTTTGTGGTTAGCGTTTGAGCAGTAGTTAAATCAGCGGTTACGGCTGTGTCGATTGACACCGTAACAGTTCCCGAAGTTCCACCGCCTGAGATACCTGTGCCAGCGGTAACGCCCGTTATATCGCCAACGGGTGCGCCAACCCATGCACTGCCCGAGTAATACTCAAGTGCATCAGTGTCTTTAAGGTATGAGTATTGCCCTTCCTGCGGTGATGTAATGGCAGATGCTCGCGCCGCTGATGATGCAAACACCAGTACACCTTGCATCAAGTAACCGTTTGTGTCGGCTGCTGTTAATACTTCACCTGTGGTAAAGGTCTTGAACCCTAAACCTGCTGCCATTTTCTACTCCTTAATAACTGAGTACGGATGTATCAAGTATCCCGTACAGGGTTGAGTTTAGTATAAATGAGTCAATTATTGGCTCAAGTGTGGTAAAAGTCTGCCGCCAAGAATTCGGGCTGATTTGGTAATTAACAC